TAGCGGCTTCCGCTTCATATAATGTGGGCGATAAGGTCACTATCTCAAACTCTGGTACGCCTGTCGAGTCTGTCGGTCTGGCGGATAAGACGGCGACTGGCCAAGCAATGACATTCACTATTGTCGCTAAGCCTGATGGCACCACAATTACTGTTTATCCTAAGCCTATCGCGGCTGATGACGGTGCCCTATCGCTTACAGAAAAAGCATATGCCAACATCAACACGGTAATTTTAAACGGGGCTACTGTTGACCGTCTCAACACTGATTCAAGCAACAAAACCAACCTGTTCTGGGATGTTGACGCGGTTGAAGTGTTGGGCGGTACTATTCCGACGGAGTTATTCAAGCAGTTTAATGGTATGCAAGTGATTAGCTCTACTATGGCGAACGGTCAGGAAATGTATATGGTGTACGATGGTAACATTGCAACCATGAATTTTCGTTACCGCCTGTTCACATGGTACGGTATCACCGTCAAAGATCCTTCGCGGGTCGGTGTTGCCGTAACAGCGTAAAGGTTTGAGATGTAGTATGATTAAAGGGGGCTGTAGTAGCCCCTTTTTTTGTTATGAGTTAAACTAAAATTACTGAGGTGTTAAATAAAATGGCCGTATGGGTGTATAAAGGCGAAGAATCAGCGTTAATTAAACCGAAGTCTTTGCAGCCGCATATTGCGGCAGGCTGGTCTGTAGAGAAAGGTTCGCCAAAGCCTAAAGCTAAAGCTAAAGCCAAGCCAAAAACGGTAGTCGAAACAAAAGTAGAGGGTGAAGAGTAATGACAACCAAGTCCCGGATAATCAACGCGGCATACTCACAGATGCGGATTTCTGGGATTACGGTTGACCCAACCCCCGAAGATTTAGAGCTTGCGTTGGACCGGCTGGAAGATATGTGTGGTGAGCTGGAGGGGAGCAACTTGTGCTTGAATTACAACTTCGAAGATGTGCCCGACCCAGCCACACAAACGGGCGTTGATAAAAAATTCAATCACATGCTGAAAACGAATTTAGCGCTAAGATTGATAGCTGATTTCGGGCAAGCAACACCGCAAACGTTATTTACACAAGCCGCACAATCAATGTCAGCTGCTTCTTCCATGTTGGCTGCTGCCAAGATTAGGCAAGTTCAACCGTCACGCAGAATGCCGAGAGGCTCCGGCCACAGGTTTAATAGATTTCGTCGTCGCCAAGCGCCGGAGCGTTTGCCGCCCAACAATTGCTCTACTAATCAGATTAAAAAGGGCGAGATTCAGGATTACACAGAAGATTTCCAGGTCTGGCTTGGCGGTGCAGCGATCAGCTCATTCACGATTGTTGCTGATAGCGGTCTGGTTGTGTCGAATAGTGCTAATAATGATCCTCTTATCAGTTATACAGTTGAAGCTGTTGATAGTAATAATGAAGGCGCTTGGCGGCAAATTAAAATCACCGTAGCGGATTCAGGCGGCCGTGAAGAAATTCGCATTATCAACTTCGAAGTGGCCGACGTGCCGGATGTGGGTGCTTAATTATGCCTGAAACAGCTATATCGCTAATCAAGGGCGACAGGGTTAGCAGTAAGACTGATTATCGTGATGCTTTGCCCGTTAACATGACTGCTGTTGCTCGTGCAATTTTGGGCGCTAGTGGTTATATGCTTTCGCACCCAGGGTTAACGCTACACGGAACGGGGTCAGGGCTTGATCGGGGCGGCTACTATAACGAGCGGCAAGGGCGTCATTTTAGAGTATCAGGTACGCGCTTATTGGATCTTGACGCTCATGGTTCTGCTAAGGACTTGGGCGAGATCACAGGCACCGAGCGCGTATCGATGGCGCAATCATTTAATTCTCAAGGTTTCGTGGCTGACGGGCGTTTCTGGCGCTTTGACGGTTCTACGTTATCGGAAGTCACGGATGCTAACTTAGGAAGCCCCATTGATCACACGTGGATCAATGGGTATTATGTTTTTACAGATGGGGAATTCTTGTTTCATACTGATATTGAGGATGAAACCAGCATTGACCCACTGAAGTTTGCCGCATCTGAGTTTAGCCCAGATCCAACTTTGGCTGTAGATAGAACATCTGATAATCAAGTGGTGGCGTTCAATCGCTATACAACCGAATGGTTTGTTGACCAAGCCACCGATAACTTCGCTTTTCGTCGCATCGAAGGTAAAGCGGTGAAATGTGGCGTTGTGGGTACTCACTGTGAAACGGAAATTAACGGTCGTTTTTTCATCATGGGTAGCGGTCGAGAGGAGGACGTTAGCGTTCACGCATTGAGCGCGGGAACTTATCAAAGTATTGCTACGCGCGAAGTTGATAAATTAATTGCCCGATACTCAGAAGCAGAGTTATCTGGCGCGGCGTTGGAAAGCCGCTCCCAAGAGCAAGATCAGTTTTTAATGGTTCGCCTCCCGAATGAAACGCTGTTGTGTAACATCGTTTTATTGCAGTCGATGGGTAAAGAATATGCATGGACCATCATAAAGACTGGCATAACAGTTGATCACCCATGGCGGGGCGTCAATGGGGTTTATGACCCACGCTTGCCGGCCTGGGTTTACGGTGATAATCAAAACTCAAATATTGGCATACTTGATAACGCTATCGCCACGCAGTACGGTGAGCAAGTAGAATCAATTCTATACACCCCCTTGGTGCGATTAGATGGTGCCAGTCTTAACAAGTTTGAGATAGACACTATTCCAGGACATCAAGTGAATACCAGCAATGTGACAGCCTCTATCTCGCTAACGTATGATGGTATTACCTACGGTAAAGAATGGTTTTCATTGTACGGCCAACCATCTAGCTATAATGCGCGATTCATTCAGCGCCGCTTGGGATATGTCGCAGATTACTTTGGAGCTAAAATCAGGACGGTTTCTAAAGAACGCTTGGCGTTCGGGTTTTTGAGGCTTAACTATGGCTAGCACTTCAGCAAGTTTTACACAGATTTTTCTCACTTATAAGGATATCAGAGAAGCAAATCCAAATTGGTCAGATAAGATGATTGAGGATTATCTGGCCACAAAGCGTGACTTAGATTTCAGGTCCGATACCACTGACGATGAAATTAATAGCGTTTCAGTCCGCGAGGGCTACCCCTGGCCGATAGATCATAGTGCGCATAAGAAAGGCGCAGAGCTACAAAGCTTATTTGGTGCTAGCGGTTTTGATGTGCCGCAATTTCGGGCGGTAAGTGTTAGCAATGAAATTTACACAGCCCTACCATACGATTTTATAAACGCATCGAACAATTCAACCGTTTATTTTCCTGAGTCGCCCCCCGAAAATTGTGTCATACTTGTACGCAATGGCGACGGTTCAACGATTAATTTGAACGGCAACGGGCGCACCATTAACGGTAGCAGCACCGGATCACTAGTCCGAGAGGGTACGGCGATTGAATTCTATTATTTTATTGACGATAACGCATGGGTGGCTAAATGAGTTTTCAACCTGACGGCATAGAGCACGAGCAGGAGCTTGAAGGCGATAACGAAGAAATAATTTCATTGTTAAAGCGCGCAGTATTCTTACTAGAGTTGATCGTAGATTTTGAACCAGATAGCACAAGAGAGATTGGAGATGACTAATGGCTTTAGATATTCAAGGTAACGATGGGGCGGCAACGTACAAAGTTGGCGCTACTTCACGCGGCCAGATCAAGGCGTTTTCAGTAAGTGAAAGCGAGGCGCAAGAGGCTACCGAGTTGGGTGATGGGTACAATATTAACACTGGCATTATAAATTTAACCTCATCAACTGAAAGTGGCGTGTTGTACCTTAAAAACAACGAATCGAGACGATTTATTATTGAGGCTGTTGTGGTTGGGGTCGGGTCAGCTGGTACCACTAGTGATGTAAGCACTATTAAGGTCATCAAAAATCCAACTCTAGGTACGCTCATTAGCGGTGCGACAGATGTTGACATGAATACCAACAGATCGTTTGGTAGTAGTAACTCTCTTGCAAACTCATTGGCGTACAAAGGGGCGGAAGGATCTACCGTGACTGACGGCGAAGACTTCGGAATTTTCTTTCAAGCAGCTGGTGGGCTATTATCCGCGGACATCGCGCTTGAGTTAAATCCGGGCAATAGCGTGGCCATTACCGTCGATACACAGACAACGGCAGGTACCACTAACGTGTATGCGGCAGTTGTTGGACATCTCAAGGCCGATTAATATGATTAAAACGCAAATCGTTAGCAGCCAGAATCCGCAAAATGGACTCAAAATCAACGGTGAGGGGGAGATTGCGGTTACGATTCACCGACACCCGCCGGTTGCCGAGACCGTGGAGGCGTATCCGTTCGCGCAGTGGTTTACCGATAATGGGTTGGCAACCGGCAGTAATGATCTGCGCGTGGATGGCTCAACCGCCCCGCAACAATTCTATATTGCAGCGCGACAAGATTTTGATATTTTTATCAAGACAATTTCAGTCCGCATATCAGACGCAGGCGCGAATCTTGACGAATTTGGAGCTTTAGCAGCGCTAACAAACGGTGTGTCATTTGAATACGTGAGTGGCGAAATTGGAGAATTAGTTATCCAAGATCAGATTCAAACCAATCTTGATTTCATACGACTAGGCATATCCACGCCAGCGCTTGGTGGTGGGACTGACGCCTTTAAAGCTGATCTATCGGGCGGAGGTGCAGATACATACTTGCCCATAATTGATCTTAGCGCCACGTTTGGATTCGAGTGGGGGCTACATTTGCGTAAAGGTCGCCTTGACCGTATTCAGTTTACAGTTAATGATGATTTATCTGCTGGTATAGACGCGCTCAACATTCGTGGTTTTGGTGCTAGATTATGACAACAACTTTAAATAATTTCTCCAGTGAAACCCAACTGGCCGCCACGCCACAGATTATTGTCCCAACTGGCGCGGGCGAAACCAAATTCCTTGGTAACGTTACGCTCACCAATACTAAGGATAGTAATGTTGAAGTTTATT